TTAGAAGTTACCCCAAATAAAAAATGGGTTGATTATAATTTATCATCAATTGATACTGAGGGTATGGAGAAGATTTGGAAGATGTACATTGATTCTTATGAAAAGGAAGGATTAGATTTATCTGCTATTGATGCCAAAGAATTAGCTTCTAAATATAAAGGTATTCAATTAATTGACATTGATAATGATGCTGAACCTGATGCTTTTATAATTTATAAACCTACTAAAGTGGGTAATAAAATGGCCCTTATGGGTACAAATGGTAAAAAAGATGCAAAAAGAGCTGTTGTAAAAAAATTAATTAAATTAGTAAATACCCAAGGATGGTTTATTGAAGCTTCTAAGAAAATGGAAGACATAATGAAGTCAGTTAATGCTCCAGTTGTTGATGATGAAGAGGTTGTAAGAGCAGTTGTTGGTGCCCACAAAGAACCAAAAATGATAGGTGATGGGTATTATGAAAGATATCTTAAAAAAGTAAATAAAAAAATTGTTAAAAGAATTTACGGAAAGCCTAATGTATGATTGAATTAATTCTATTAATTATAGCTATTATTTTATTATATTTATTTTTGCCTGTTATTGCTTGTTTTATGATTATAAAATATCTCTTAACAGGGAATAAAAGAATGCTTACAGTTTGGTTTTATAGAACAGCAAAAGCAATTGATGTTTTTGCTAATGTTAATGGTGCTGAGTTCTTTAATTCAATTTTTATTATAAATGGTGGTTATAAATTTGGACAACCTACAGAAACAATTTCATCAGTTATTGGAAAAAACCAACGATCTAATACTTTATCAATTGCTGGTAAGGGATTGAGATGGGTTTTAGATAAAATTGAAGAAGATCATTGTCTTAATTCAATTGATGATAGTATCACAAATAATATTAAACACCCTTAATTAACCTCCCCCATACCCCCTCCAGTAAAAGTTTGGCTCAACCGGATATCTTACTTATATTTATAGTATAATAATTAATTAAATATAAAGATATGATTACAAGTAATGATAAAGAGTTAAAATTTATGAATAGGGGTCACATAAGACGTGTAGCACCTTCAATTTTCACAGAAGAGCCTTCATCTGAAGTGTCAAAACATTATACGCATATTCCAACAACCAAAGTTATTAATGACATGGAGTCATTAGGTTGGGGAGTAATTGATTGTAAAGAAGTCAAAGCCCGAACAAATTCAACTAAAGGCTATCAAAAACATTTGGTTATTTTTAGAAACCCAGATGTAGTAATTAATGGAGAAAATAATGATACAGTTTATCCACAAATTCTATTAACAAATAGCCATGATGGAAAAAATGCATTTCAATTCACCGCAGGTTTATTTAGAATGGTTTGTTCAAATGGGTTAGTAATTTCAACAGAAACATTTGAAAGTGTTAAAATGAGACATATGGGTTATACATTCTCAGAATTGCAAGAAAATATTAGAGGAATGGTTGAACAACTTCCACTAACTGTTGAAAGTATGAATAAAATGAAAGAAACAGAGTTGAGCCAAGAAAAAGCGCTTGATTTTGCTAAAAATGCTCTTCTAACTAGATTCACAGAAAAAGAAATGAAGAGAATTAAAATTGATGTAATGCAACTTCTACAACCTGTTAGAAATGAGGATAAAGGGAAGGATTTATGGTCAATTTTTAACGTTGTTCAAGAAAAAGTTATTGAAGGGGATTTTGAATATAGAGCAGCTGGTAAAGCTAGAAAAGCTAGAAAAATCAAGAACTTCAAACAAGATATAAAAGTTAATTCAAAATTATTTAAGTTAGCTTTAGATTACGTTTCATAATAGATCTCAATTAACAAATGTTAAAGCCCCACTAGGGGCTTTTTCTTTAAAATATCTTGCCTGGGTAAAGGGAATTTACCATATTTATTATCATGGATGTTAATAAAATATTTGATATTTTTGATGATGATGATTCCTTTACTAATCAAAATTTTAAAGTAATAGATGATCTCAATATACAAGATACTCCTATCTATAAAATAGGTATGTTTGAAAAGATGATTTTAAATATAAAATCCGCAGTTAAATTCCAAGTAATAGATATTTTTAAAAAATCTAATGTTGATTTTGATTTAAAAGAAATTGAAGAAACTGGAGAGTATATTGCCTATTATAGAGCTTGGGATTATATTAAAGATTGTGATTTAGATGATTTAAATTGGAGAGAAAGTCTACTACTTAGAGAAACTAAGTATTTAATAACATCTATCAAATTCGCAATAAGTTACTTTGAAGACTTTGAAGACTATGAAAAATGTGGTTTCCTGTATAATATAGAAACCTTTCTTAAAAATAGTTTGGCTCCCAATTCTTGATTTACTATATTAGTATTACGGGTTTAAAGATAACTCTAAAAATTTAACAAAAAAAAAGGTGACAGTTGACAAGACGGGGTCCCAAAAATTTAAAAACAGATGAGAAATAAAAAACTACTACAATCACGTCTCCAGACATTAAACGGACTCCATAGAAAATTAGACATGGAAATTCATAGAGGGGGCACTAAAGAAAGTATTAATACCACTCAAAGGAAAATTGATGAATTAATGCAAGATATTAATGATATAGTTGAAAGGGAGTAATATGAAATTAAAAGCAGAAGAAATTCAAGATAATTTTGATGAGTTTTTGAAGTATATTGAAAATTATATCTCAGAACCTAGAAGAGAAAAACTCACTAACTTTTATTTAAAACATCAAGAAGAAATTATGTTTATGCCCGCTTCACATAAAAAGGCATACCATAATGCATTCCCAGGAGGATATGTAGAACACGTTAATAGAGTTGTTAAGGGTGCTTTAGCTTTAAATAAAGTATGGTTAGACTTTGAATGTGAAGAAAATTACACAACTGAGGAATTAGTATTCTCAGCCTTAAACCATGATTTAGGTAAATTAGGAGAAGAGGATAATTACGCCCATATACCTTCAAATGATGAATGGAGAAAGAAAAATATGGGTGAAATGTATAAATTTAATGATGCCATTGCTTATATGTCAGTCCCAGAAAGATCAATTAAGTTATTGGTGGATAATGACATTAAATTAACGCAAAACGAATGGTTATCAATTAGACTTCATGATGGACTATATGATCCTGCAAATGAACCTTATCTTAAAAATTACATGCCAGAGTTAAAACCACGTACTTCTTTAATATTTATAATTCATCAAGCAGATTTAATGGCATCAAGAATTGAATTTGAAAAAGAATGGCTACCTAAATTTGGTAAAACAAAAGAAAAAGAAGAAAATTTTAAGTTAAATAAAAAATCATCTTCAAAAACTAAAGCTTTAAGCTCTGTTGGTAGTAGTAATTTAAAAAATTTATTAGACTTAATATGATAGAAATAACACTAATTTCATCTTTATCAGTTTTATTAATTATTCTAATTTTTACTACTATTAATTTACTGAAGAAAAATGAAAAACAAGAAGATATACTTGCTGGGTATTTAGATTATTTAGATAAAATCTCTAAAGTAATTGAAGTATCTGATAAGAAGTTAAAAGAAATAGACCATAAGGGAACATTTAAATCTGATGATGAAGTAGGATTTTTCTTCAAATCTGTAAAGCAAATCCAAAATATATTAAATGATTTCCAATTAAGAAGATTAAAGTGATTGTGACTAGAAAAAGAAAACCAAAATCAAAAAACTACTTTACTGAGGATACTGAAATAGCTATTATAGCTTACAACAATGAACCTAACTCAGAAATTAGAAGTGATATCTATAGAAAAGAAATACATTATCCTCTATTTAAACTCACAGAAAATATAATTCATACTTTTAAATTCTATCATACTGAAGTTAATAATTTAGAGCATTTACAGCATGAAATTATAACTATGTTACTTGATAGACTTCATAAATTCTCTCCAAAACATAACATACAGGATAAATTAAATAAAATAATTATAAAAGAATTTAAGGAAGAATACACTGGGGATTTTATTGCTTATGTGGGGGATGTTGATAGAATTTCCCAATCTCAAATAAATGACTTCCTCAAGACTTTAGATTATTTAAGTGTTGAATGTATGGAAAAACTTCAAAAATTATCACCTCCTAAAGCCTTTTCCTATTTTGGTACTATAACTAAAAATTGGCTTATAGTTTATAATAAAACTAACTATCAAAAGAAAATAGACAATGCCCCAGTTGATGATTTATATAAAGAAAATAATCTTTCTTACTTCGCAGAAAGTAGTCAGTCTATAGATAAACTTTCTCAATTTGTAGATGATTATATTAATTATGTTGAAAATAATTTTGATGAATTATTCCCTAAAGGAAACGACGCTATAATTGCAGACTCTATATTAGAGTTATTTAGAAAAAGAGAAAACATTGATATTTTTAATAAAAAGGCACTTTATAAAATTGTTAGGGAAATTTTAGCTCTATCTAACTTAGAAGTAAAAACACCTAAAATTACAAAAATATCTGATAAATTATATAATATCTTTAAGGATAATTATATTTTTTACATTGAGTATGGATATTATCAATTTGAGAAGGTATAGGTTACCTATATTTATATCCAACCAATAACCCACAATCATGAGTAATTTAGATAAAAAAATATTTGGGAAAAAAACCTACTCTTCTCTTCTTAAAGAAATATATGATAATCAAAAAAAGAAAGAAGACCAAATAACAGCTTTAATTTCAGAATTAAAACCTCTAGTGCAAGACATAGGTGATGCTACTTTAATTGTTCCTTTAATTAAAGAGTATATGGAGTTAGGCTTAAAAAATGATGAAGCCTTAATTAAAGTTGCAACTATTTTCCAACGTATATTTGCTAATGAAGGAAATGAAGACAATGGGTTTGGTATAAGTGATGAGGAAAGAAATCAACTCCTTAAGGAAATAAAAAATATAAACATACCTCCTAAAAAAGAAGATTAATGGGATTTAGAAGAGGTATACAAGCAAATAATCCTAACAATGCTATTAGTTCTGAGGCTGGTATAAAACAACTACCTCAAATTCTATCTAAAATAAAAGATGGAATTCAAAATGGTAGAGTAACTGACATTGTTTTAAATAGTGATCATCCTAAATTTAAAACTTATGGTAGTTATAATGGTTTAGGAACTATTGAATTTGAATTAGTTAATTTCCTCTCAGGAACTACATTATCAGCTAAACCTTTTTTCCCTAATACATCTACGTGGCCCTTAGTTAATGAACTTGTTTTAGTTTTTAAACTACCTTATAAAGGTATAGGTAAAAATACATCTGAGGAAGGTTATTTTTATATTAATATGATTGGATTATGGAATCATCCCCATATAAATGCTTATCCTAATCCTATAACTAATACAGACTTACCCCCAGAACAACAAAAAGACTATCAACAAGTTGAAGCAGGCTCTACAAGAAAAATACCTGTAAGAAGAGTAGGAGCCATAGACCCAGAAGATCAATCATCAGATATTCCTCTTAATAGCCCTACAAATCCTTCACAAGATACATTTATTGAAAGGTCAAACATACATCCTCTATTAAATTTTGTAGGTGATGTAATTTATCAGGGTAGATGGGGTAATTCACTTAGATTTGGTAGTACCGTTAAAACTGATAGTGTAGACAATAATACTTGGTCTGAGACTGGAGAAAATGGTGATCCAATTACTATATTAAGAAATGGTCAAGACCCAAATTCATCGTCTGAAGGATGGATTCCTATAACTGAAGATGTAAATAATGACTTAGCTTCAATTTGGTTTACTTCAACACAAAAAATACCACTAATAACTTCAAATTATAACTACACTTCATATCAATCCGAGCCTACTAAACCAGACCAATATACTTCCCCACAAGTTATAATTAATTCTGATAGATTAGTTTTTAATGCTAAAACTGATCATATTTTAATGAGTGCTCAAGAATCTATATTTTTAGGTTCAAATTCATCAATTAATTTATCAACACCACAACATATAATTGAAAGTAGAGATATTAAATTAGGGGGAAAAGATGCATCTGAATCCGCATTATTAGGTGATACTTTTTTAGATAATTTAAATAATGTTATGAATTCATTGGATTTTTTAGCTACTACCCTACAATCATCTACTATATGGCCTGGTGGTGCTTCAGCTCCTAATGCCCCACAGATTTCAGCTGCAAATGATTTAAGTGCTAATATAAAATCTTTTAAAAATAAATTAGCTAGTTATAAATCTAAAACTTCAAAAATTAAATAATGACTGAAGTAGATTATAAAATAAAAGGTGAAGTAGTTGATTTCCAAACATTAAATCCCATTAGTGGGGTTATTATAAAATCATTCAACGATGAAGTTACTACTAATTCTAAAGGAAAATTTACATTAAAAGGTAAATATGAGGAAGACACTCAATTTTCAATTACAATTACTGCTGAAAATTACACAACAGAAATAATAACTCCATTTAATGAAGATAAAACATATAAAACCAATTTAGGGTTAATTGAGTTAACTTCTATTAAACAAAGTCTAAAAGATGAAGTAAGAGAAATCTCCCAACTTTCTGATACCCAAAAGAAAAAAATAACAGATAAATTAGATAAAGACTTCATTTCAATTTTTTCTAAAAAAATCCTAAATCAAATTAGAGAAATACTCCTTCCTGTTATTTTAAGATTAATAGCTGACTTAGGAGTAGCGAGTTTAGAGCAATTAATTAAAAAAGTTTTAGAATCAGAAAATCCTCAACAATTAGCTAAAGAATTTGCTCAAAAACAAGTTCCTTCATGTCCTGCTGACATTAATGGTTTAAATGAATTAATTCAAAAGAAAAATCAATTAGTAAAACAATTAAATAATATCTATAAAGGTATTAATTCAATTCAAAAATCACTAAATATACCTACAAAGTTTATTGAAATTATTACTCCAATTATTCCTATTACTGAAGCATCCTTA